GACGGATGAGGAGTTGATAACGATGTGGGCGACAACTCGCTACATCGACCAGCCAGAAGGTGGGCTGGCCTACGGCCGCGCCGTCCTCGCCCGCTGGGGCCGCCCCGCCATCGAGCCGGTGCCTGGGGTGGAGGTGGAGTGATGGAATTGTTTATTTTTGGATGGTCGCTAGGACTGGCGGCTGCCCTGGTGAATCATCAGGTTTTTGTAAGACCACGGATTAAGAGTGCGGTGTCTGAATTACGCAGTATTCGTGGCGCCATCGAGCCGGTGCCGGTGAGTGAGCGCCTGCCGGAGCCGGAGGATTGCGACTCTTCCTTTCAGTGCTGGTGGTTTACACCTAGCGAAGAGAAATGGATTTTCTGGCCCATCAAGTGGGCTGGCCCCGAATGTTCCCACTGGCTGCCCCACTGGGCGCTGCCATGAAAATTCAAACACTTCGTGTTTTTGCTCAATTCGGCAAAGATCTGCCGATTCGCGTATCAGACGGAAATGCAACGTTTGATACTTACATTGACCACAAGGAATTGCGAGCTTTTGCTGCCATGCTTGTTGATATTGCCGATGACGCACTTTCCAAGATTGGAGAAGAAGCTCAAGATTGCCAATCGAAACTACGCGACTGTCTTGAGGATCTGCAAAGCGGCGATTGGAAAGCGCCCCTTGTCGAGCCGGTGCCTGGGGTGGAGGGCGCCGATGCTTAACGCCCTGCTCACCCTCGCCCTGCTGCTCGCCCTTGGCGCAGCGATTGAGCTGTGCATCAAGGTGGCCTTCGTGCGCCTGCTGCCGTTGCTGCTGAGGTTGCCTTGAAACCACTCCAGCTGTACCGCGTGGCATTCAGCCACGCCACACCGCTCCACCTGATGGCCCGCGACCTTGCGCACGCCATCACCAGCGCCAAGGAACTATGCCCTGATGCTCAATTCCTGAGCGCCACGCTGATGCCCGAATGGGACAACACCGATGAAACGCGATGCCTTGCGGCTCAGCCAGCACCAGTTCATTGAAACCAGTCGTGACCACAACGGCCGTTACTTCATCGCCTACTCCAGCGGCGCCAGCGTGTTTGTGCGCGACATTGCTGACCTTCGTCGCTTCCTCAAGCTGCCGAAAGGCTTGCCCATGCGAGAATCGCTTGAATCATGGCTTTGCAGCTTGGGCGATCAAGATGCCTCTCAACAACCTGAACCATGAGCACTGACTCAATGAAGGACTACCTCGCAGAGATCGGTAGGTATCCCTTGCTGACCGGCGAGCAGGAGATCCAACTATCCCGCCAGGTGCGGCGCATGATTGAACTGCAAGCCATGGAGGGCGAGCGCACGAAAGCTGAACTGCGCGAGATCAAGCGCGGCCATCGTGCGCGTGAAACCATGATGAACTGCAACCTGCGGCTGGTAGTTCACATCGCCAAGAACTACGTGACCAGGCTGAAGTCCAATGGCCTTGAACTGATGGACCTGATCCAAGAAGGCGCCATTGGCTTGAACCGCGCTGTTGAGCTATTCGATGGCACCAAGGGCTACAAGTTCTCCACATATGGCTACTGGTGGATCCGCCAGGCGATTACGCGTGCGATTGATACAAAGGAGCGCCTGATCCGCGTGCCGCAGCATGTACTAGATGCCACGTACAAGATTGCCAAGATGCAACGCGAGCATCTGCAGCAACATGGCAGGCCGATGTCAACAGCAGAATGCGCTGAGCAGATGGGCATGAGTCAGCACGAGCTGCAATCGCACATCATGCGAAATGTACCGCACAGCAGCCTAGATCAACTGGTCAGGGATGATGGCTCGCCATTGGTTGACATGATCGTTGACGAGCATCAGCCTTACGACGATTCGTTGTCCGTGGAATACTGCGAGCAGCTGCAGCTGGCGCTGTCATTCCTTGCTGACCGGGATCGCGATATTGTCGCCAGCTACCACGGATTAGGAGCGCCTAAAAAGACGCAAGGCAAGATTGCTGAAGAGCTTGGTATAACGCGCAGCGCGGTTGGCCAGATCCATGATCGGTCGATGCGGCGGCTTCGTTTGATGCTCACCGAGAAACGCTGATGTCTCAAGATGCGCGATGTGACCAGTTGCTTGCTGGATGAGTCGCGTGTAGTAGGCATTCTGTTTGATCAGCGAGGCACACAATGATCGCACATCCTTTTCGCTTGGATGAATCAATGCGCTTCGTGATTGCGATTCGATGCGCAGTTCTTCTTCAATGGTCCATTTGACCATCATCCAGTCACCCCATGTCATGGTGTCATATCTTCAGTCCATGCTTCAATCTTAGATTGCCGTTCATCCGTCCATGATGACTGCAGCTTGAACCATTGCCGCCAGTGTTCACTACCTTTGCTGCGGTTGCATTCGCGGCAGGCTGGCACAAGGTTATTCACGACGGTGTTGCCACCTTTGTGGCGTGGCTTGACGTGATCCAAGGTGTCGGCTGTGGCATCGCAATAGGCGCAGCAGTGTTGCCATGCTTCAAAGATTTGCTGCCTGAACCGTTGCTTTGCGGAGCGCTTGGGAACGAGAGATGTGCCATCAATCTGATGATCCACGCAACTCCGGGATGGGTAGGACGTTAACCGAAAGGCCAAGGATGTGATCGTTCGATGGCGCCAACTCAGTGAGCCGCGCCACGAAGTTATCGCTCACGTTTTCGGGGTCGTCGTCTTCGCTTTCAACGACGATCGTGTACTCGACTTCTAGGACGTACTGCCTCATGCGTGACTGACCAGCATTGCCCAGCCGGTGCCGGGGCCATCAACCTCCCAACGACGCAGCCAGTTTTTACGGCTGTAGGCGATTCCAGCGCCTTTGGTGTGGTTGACGTAGCCGCCGTTCACCATGTCGGCCTCGCCGTTTGGGTCGTTGTGGATGTAGGCGCCGCTGGTAGCGCCGATGATCACGCTCCAGTGGCCGCCTCCGGTTGGTGCGCCGACAGGCCCCTTATGCAGCCAGCCCACCATCACAGGGCGCCCAGCCTCCAGCTCGGTGTCAATTACGGCAGCGTTGCATTTGGTGCGCAGCCGCGCCGCCAGGCCCAGCGATTGCAGCGCCTTGATCTGCGCATTCGCATTGGTGGTGTCGCCGTACTTGGCGCGGACCTTGTTGTAGGCATCGTCGCCGCTCACCTTGCCGTAGAACTTGGCCACCATGGCAGCGCTGCTGCTGAAGCACTCGCGGTAGCCGGTGCCGCTGGCGTTGTCGTTCTGCGCCTCGTAAGGGACGCGCAGGAGAATGCCCTGCTGTTGCAGTTGTGGGACGCCCTTCTGCCATAGTGCCCCTTCGGCCTTACGGCGGCGCAGCAGGCCAGCTTCGACGTTCGTACCAGGGTTGCGGTAGAGCAGCAGTGCCGCTGGCACGGCGGCCACATCCTTATCGCGCAGCGCTGCGCTGATGGTGTCGAAGCCCGGCTTGCCGTAAAAATCGGCGCCCAAGTTGTAAGCGAAACTTACAAGTGCGCAGCGCTGCGAATCGTTCAGCGTGGCCCAGCTGGGCACGGTAGTACGGAGGCGTTCGGCGATGCGGTCCACCTCAAGGCGGAGCAGCATGTCGGCTTCGATGACGTTGATCTTGTCGCCGCGCTTCACGGGATCGTCGGTGCCGTAGCGCGTAGTGCCGTAACCGATCGTCCACGGATCGCCGCCGCTCAGAGGATCGGGATAGGCACTTAGGTGGCAGCCCTCGAACTCCTTAATCAGCTCAATCGCGGCGGCCAGGTCAGTCTGCTTACCGGGGACGCTCCAGGTCTTGAACCAGTCCTGGTCCTTACTCAGGATGTGCGGCGCACGCTTGTTAATTGCTGCTTCCAATTCACTTACGGCGGCCATCTGATGCGGAAGGCCCCGGTAGAACTTGAACAGGTCAGCAAGGCGCAGAGGCTGAAAGGTCATGGCCGCTGATGCAGTTGCGGTGACGAGTGATTAATGATGCCTCGAACCTCGCCCCATACCAGCGGGGACAATGTGGCCACGGCGACGGCGATGATCACCACCTGCGCCATGCGCTGCTCCAGCCTGCCGATTCGCTCGCCTAAACCGCTCCGCTCAGTCTTGTCGGAGATGGCGGCATCCAGCAGCTGCTTGAGCTGGCCCTCAAGCACACCGATGGCGCGGAGGATCTCGCCGTGCGATGGCTCGCCCATTGGATCAGCGCCGTGTGGACGCGATGCCTTTGAGGATGCCGAGGATCAGCTGAACCCATCCATTGGCGCGGATGCCGGGGATGAGGCTGAGCATTTCAGAGCCGGCCAGCAGCGAGATTGCGATGCCAGCGATCTGTTCAGGGGTGATTGACATGGCGAATGTAAATCGCATAGACAGCCTAGCTGCCTGATGCTGCGCCACCTGCCAGCGTGATTGTGACGGTGGACGCCAAGCCGAAAGACGTTGCGGCAACCACGGCAGGCACGCTGATCAACGTCAGCTGCACGTTGACATAGCCGCCGGTCAAGTGTTCCTCCTGCGGCTGCGAGGCGTAACGCCAGTGCGTAGAGGTTGGCACCAGATCGGTGAAACTGGTATGCCCGGCCCATGCTTCGGTGCTGAGCGGAAATGCGATGTAGCCGCCCTGTTGCTCGCGGTAGTGATCGCGCAGCAGCTTGGCCTGCGCTTGCGTGAGCGCGGCAAAGCCCAGTTCGAGGTTGTGGCTGTAGGCGGTGGTGCCATGCCTGAAGCGGATGCTGCCGCCACCAAAGCCGCGCTCCTCGGTAGTGGGGAAGATGCCCATGCTGTAGCGGCGCGTAGCCGGCTCCAGTGCCGGGAAGGTAGCCATCAGTTCTGCAGCGTGATGGTGCTGCCGCCCAGGCTGAACGTGGAAGCGGTGCTACTTACATCCGAAACGAAGTCGATGTAGCAAACCAGCTCATCGGCACTTGATAGTCCGCCGCGTGATTTGTAGATCACGGCGCCGCGTGCAGTGATGGTGCTACTGGCCCAGGTCACAGCGGCAAAGCCAAGAGTGACGCGATCATTGGCGGTGGACTTGGTGACTGTGCAAGCAGTGGTCACACCGCCAGCGGTGTAGCCGGTGCCGGTCACTTCATTGGTAACGGCAGAACGCTTGAGGTCGGTGTCCTTGTTCGGCACATAGGCACTGGTGACCAGCATCACCTTGAAGGTATCGGTGTCGAGGTCGATGGCACCACGGGCCATGTCATCAACGAATGAGTTGTAGATCAGGCTGGCCATGGTGTACCTGCGTTGAGATCAGTCTAGGTTGCTGTTCCACCCGCCAGCGTGAAAGTGATGCTCTGCTGGATGCCGTTGGTTGTAACAGCCACCCCAGGCGTCAGCGTGATAATCACAGCCAGCTCAGCGCCATTAACGAACGCCCCTTCAGGCGGCACGGTTTCAAGCGTCAGCTCGACGTTGTAGCGCCCGCAGTAGGCATCGTCTACTGTGGGCGATTCTGCGTACTGCCAGCGATAGTCGGTCAGCTCGTAGTCGCTGATGGTGGTAACGCCGCTCCAGATGCTGGACGGCAGCGTGAAGCTTTCAAAGCCGCCGAACTGGCCCTGGTAGTGGCTGAGGATGCTGAGCATGTCAGCTTCCGTCAGAGCGATAAAGCTCAGCCGCACCGAGCTGCTGAGCATCACATTGCTATGGCGCACGCGATTCTGCCCGCCGTTATAGGTGGCGAATGGCGTGTGCGGATACTCGCCCGGCGTGAACGTGCGGGTGGAGGGTGTAAGGGAGGGGAATACTGTCATCGCTGCCACCTATCCTCAGGACATTTTGCCTGTGGAATGCGGGCTTTCAGTTGCATCATGCACCCGCATACCTTGCAGCGCCAAAGCGGCAACTCCAGGTGCGGGCATAGTTGGCAGACAGCAAGGCGGTTATTCATGGCACAGCGGTGTAGTCAATGATTAACTCATCAGGATTGCCTGGGATCCGCCTGATAAGATCGCGCATGGTGAGACTTGCGATATTGCCTCCGGCTATAAATACATTACCGGCACTGTCCATCCGCCATATATCAAAGGCTGATGCCCCTGGTCCTGCGACTAAATAAGGCGGATAAAAATAGCTGACAACGGTGCCGGCGCTGCTGTCTGTTCGGATGTAATCCGCTGTATAAATAAGTTGATTGCTTACCGGTGGTAGAGCCGGGACATCGACGCCATAGACAATGCTGCTACCATCGCCGCAATGGTAGATTTTGCGAATACGGTAATTGCCATTTGGGTAAAGAGCCGATATGTCTAAGCTGCCAACAATAATGTCTCCATTGGCTTGTACAATGTCGGTAATTTCATTGTATCCATCTGCATCCGTGCCGTAGTAGACGACAGAGCTAAGCGCAGATCCGGGGCATGGATCAGGCGCCTTTAGTAGCGAGCCATTTTGAACAGGGCCGGCAGGATATGCAGTAAAAGGTGTATCAGCCGCTGAAGAGTCCAATCCATCATCAGGGTTGTCGGTTGCGCCAGTTGGCGCCGAATCATCAAAACCCAGTCCGCCGCCGCTGGGAGCCAGATCCAGCGGGTCATCACCATCGGCTGCAGTGAACGCCTCAGCAGGGATGGTGTTGTCGGTGCTGGAGTTGACATCACAGCTGACGCCTGTGCGGCCACTTGGCAAGATGATGCCGCTGCCGACGGCAGCAGCCACATCCAATGCGATCAGGCTGCGGCCTTGGTCGTCAATCGGGAAGTGCGTGGCCTCATAACTCACATCACCCGCCAGTGTCTTGGTGATCCGCTCCACCTGGTAGAGGTAGTCATGCACTGAGTTGGCGTAGGTGGTGTTATCACGCGCCAGCTGCACGCGGATGATGTCGCCAGCGCTGATGAGCGTGTTGTGCTCCTGCGGCCTGGCTGCAAACCTGATGGTGTGCGTCGTGTAAAGCCGCTTGGCCAGGATGTAGGCGCCAACCTTTACCGCGTGATCCTCGCTGGTGCAGAACGTCGAGAGATCATGCGACTCATACGGCCCGGTCTCAGCAGTCCCGCTGTAACGCACCTCAGCGGTGCGGATGATGCCAATGTCGCTCTCCAGCTGCTGGCGCCAGATCACCTGCGCCACGAACGGCTGCCGGTCCGCCAGTGACAGATAGTTGATCTCCAGCGTGCCGGGCAGCACCGTGTCTTCGGTGAAGGTGTACTCAGCCGTAATCGCCGTGGTCTTGATGGCGCCGCCAGCGGTCACCGGCAGCAGTGGCCGCAGCCCGCGCTTGCCGCCTGCGCTGCTCTCGGCCAGCAGGAAGTAAGGCGCCAGCCTGGCGGCCAGGTCGGAGTAGTTGGTACTTTCGCGGATCTCAAGGTTGCAGGTGAAGCCGTTCACCTCAAGGAACGTGGCTGCTGCCAGCAGTGCGGTGTCGTCGATCATCGCCTCCGGCACCCTGCTGGTATTGACCAGCAGCCAGTTCACCAGATCCGCGAAGTTGTCGCTAGGCCCAGTCACACTGTCGTAGATCCGGGTGACGGCCATGCCACCACGGATGAACAGATGCACCTGGCGGTTGTACTGATCGAAGCCGTCCGGGATGGTGACGTTGAAGCTGAGTGTGCTGATGCCGGGGTAGCTGCCGACCGTGCCGCAGAAGAATGGCGCCTCGGGCAAATCCTTACCGGCACGCTGCACGAGGTAGTTGCCGGGCGCCCAGGTGCCAGCCCTGCGGTTGTAGGTCTGCGTGTGGGCGCCAACGCGGCAGGCACGCTGAAAGACATCCTTTACCGGGATGCTGTCGAGCTGGCCCTCGCTCAGCACCAGCATGTAGTAGGCGGTGACGTTGTTGCTGGCGTCATTCTCGAAGCGTGCTTCGGTGGCGCCGGGGCTGATGAGGATGCCACCTTTGCTGTTGCGGAATCGGGCGAACACGATCGGCACCGGCTCGCCAATCTGCGCGAACCGCTGCGGGCTGTCCAGCTCTGTGGTGCCCTGCGCGGCGGTTGCGTCAGCTGGTGCGTTGATCTGACCGGCCTGGATGGCCAGCAGTGCCAGTGGATCGCTGGAGGAAAGGAAGCTCACTGCCTGATGCCTTGCCCCATGATCGCCAATGTCAACCGGCGCGGCGGCACTTGCGCTCCAACGGGAGACAATGCCGAGCCGAGTTGTATGGTCAGGCTAGTCAATCCGCCATTGCCGCCAACCACTTGGCCGGTGTATGCAGCCACCAGCTCCTGCCCAGCTTGCGGTGTGTCGTTGTTGATGGTGGAATCAAACTGGTAGATGCTGAGATCCACCAGGCGGCCATCGCTGATGGCAGCGAGGAACGCATCCAACACCAGGCCGGTTGCTGCAGCGGTAACAGAGACTGACTGCTCAGTGCCACTGCTGCCGGCGGTGATGCCATCAGCAATGAACGGTACGTAGTTCCAGCTGGCGCTCGACCATGTGACGCTGGTGTTTGCGTAGTAACTCTGCCACCGCTGATAGGTGGTACCACCGGCGTCATAGATTCGGAGGTATTGGCTTTGCGCTCTCATCAGGCAATACCTAGCGCGATGCGAGCAGATGGCGTGCGCAACCGGCCGATCACGCCTTCAGCGGTCAGTCGCATAGCGCGTTCCATGTCGGCCACTGTGACATAGCGCTGGCCGTCGAACTCCATCACTGGGCCGGTGGTGATATTGATCGTGGGTGTGCCGCCGCCCGATGCAGCACCTGCCAGCACTGCGCCACCACGGGCGCCTGCTAGGAAGTTGCTACTGGCCGCGGCCATCTTGGATTCAGGCACCACGTATTCGCGCTCACCGCCTTCGCCCACCATCGCCAGCGTTGGTCGGTCCACCACGCCGCCCTGCGCAAAGGCTGGCACAGTGAGCTGTGGAATCAACGGGATGTCGGGCGCCGGCAGTCGGTTGAACGCACGGATCAGCACATTGATCAGTCCTGCCGCGAGATTCACGCGATCGGCCAGATATTGCAGCACGCTGCGAAAGACATTCTTGATCGTACCAACTACTGCCTCAAATGCTTTGCCGATCGCGCTGCCGATCTTGCTGAAGATCGCCACTGCGCCATCGTAAAGACCCTTGAAGAATCCAAGGATGGGCTTCACGTAGTAATTCATGTAAGCCTGAGCGCCAGCCTTTAACAAGCTGCCGATCTTATTA